GTTTCTTTTATCGCTTTGCACAATCACCCGAGCGGAAATATTAACCCCTCCGAAGCTGATAAAAAATTAACCCAAAAATTAAAGGCTGCAGGGGAAACGCTTGATATTAAAATGTTAGATCATATCATAGTAACAACAAATGCATACTTCAGTTTCGCAGACGAAGGAATAATATAATAACTCCCGAAACATCGGGGCAAAATTTAGAAATTATGGCTATACAGGAAAAAAGAGAGTTTTTAAAAGCTTTATCGAATCAGGCCGCAGAGATCAAAGAAGAACTTTTGCACGCAGCCAAAAACGATGCAGAGATTCACGAAATAAACGAAATGAAGGTAAATGACATTATTGTTAATTTTATCCATAAGAAAGGAGAGCACCAAGAATTTAAAACTTTTAAGGGATGGCTGAAAGATGGAAAAGCAGTAAAAAAAGGGGAACATGCTTTTTTAGTATGGGGAAGGCCTAAAGCAGTACAGGAACAGGAGCAAGGGAAAAAGACCGAAGGGGAAACCGATGAAGATAAATTTTTCCCCGTGAGCTTCATTTTCAGCAATGCACAGGTAGCAGAAAGAACCCCCAAAGAATAATTAAAAAATACGAGGTATCAACGGAGTTAATATATTTTAACTCCGTTTTTTTACCAAAAAAAATCGCCCTGGCGGGCGATTTGCTTGGGTCTTTCCTTCCCACAGGAAAGTGTTTTTCTATTTGGAAGAAGGATCCTTATAAATTATAGCACCCTTTTCCATAGCTTCTTTCAACCAGGTATAACCGGGGATTTCATCTGCCTGAAGGGGGTGCAAAACAAACGGTGAAGATCCTCTTAATTCATTAGGATCCCCTTTTTTATGAAATCCTATTGATGAACCATTTTTCATCATCCATCTTTCTTTCTTATACTCATTTATAAGAATTTCAATATCTACCATTCCAAAGTCATCACCTTTGATACTTACATCTAAGCCTTCTTTTTTCAATGCATCAACTACATCAAGGCTAAATTCCCTCCTAACCTTAAAAGACATATAATAAGAAGCTCCTAATGTATCAATATTGGATTGAACACTTTTTCTGAATTTTGCAATTTCAGATTTAATCTGTTCTATAAGTACTTCTTTATTCATCCCCATATTCCCTGGCTTAAAAATTTCCCTTCTAAATCAAAAAATATACTGGTATAAAACATTGGATATCCTTCAATATTTTTATCACCTACTTCCAACTTTAAAGTATGTCCATTTGAATGTGCCTCAAGTGAAGCCTCTACTCCAACAGATTTATATAATTCTAAAAATTTAACTAAATCTGTCATTATTTTTTCTTTAAATTCCAACCTTTATACTCCGCATATTTCATTATCTCCTGACACTCCTTGTAATTCTCTTCCACTTCAGCTTTTCTAAGTCTAAACTTCAATCTATTTTCACTGGTTCCATCTGGAGAAGTTCTTAATTGTCCATCATAAATGAAACCTGTAAGATTTAATTTGACCCCATCGGGTATTTTCTTTCCATTAATAAATATAGCTGATGGATTAGAAGGCAAAGGAAGATGATCCGGTCTGAATTCTATAACCAGGGTTGGAGAACCATTTTTTATAAAATAACGAATATAATCTATTTCATCTGGCGTTAAAGCTATTTCGTTTAACACTGCACTCGTAATTTCCCACCGGGAATCCTCATTTATTTCAAAAAATTTACGGGAATCTTCTTTAAAAAGTGTTCTTAAGTATTTTTGCGCTTCGGGAGTCATAGGCGAACTTGTTTAGTCATCCCTCAAATATAACAAATAAATCAATACTCCCCCTTCGGGGGCCAGGGGGATTAATAAACCCCTGGATCTATATTCGCAGCAGGCACCTTCTTATCTGCCAGGGCAACCCATTCCGGACGGTAAATGAGATACTTGAACGCATCACTGTAATTGGTGGAATGCATTGGTAGGTTTTTAAGAGGCAATGTTTTTTCAGAAGATTTATCCTTGTTCAGCATCGTGGATCCTTTCCTGTCCTTGGACATTTTAATTTTCGTGAGCTCCAGACTGCTCTTTAAAAATTTGCATTGATGTTTGTCTATTTTTATTTTGGGTAAATTGGGGTAATATTCCCCAAATAATTTCTTTGCAAAATTATACTCTTCCTCCTGGGTGATGGTACGCTGATTCTTGCTCATTAAATTCACGTGCCAGCCCGTGGAAAATCCATTGTATTTTTCTATATGATCCTTGATCTCTGTGGCCCAGTCCCTTTTAACCTGGGCGTATTGATTCCCGGAGCGGTCATAATACATATTCAGCACTTTTGTTTTGTGGCCGGAGAAGAAATCAATAAACTGTTTTGCGAGCTCCTTACTGCTGGCCGGAGCAAGGGTGTGGATATTCTTTAAAAGATAGTAATAATGGCCTTTCTGCTGCCCAAGTACCATACTGCACATATTCCCGAAGTCTATCCCGCAATCCAAAGCTTTGTCGTGCTGGATATATTTTAAAGCCTGGGAACTATCTTTGATATCATCGGTCAGTTTAAATTGCTCGTAATATTTTACATATACGCCATCATCTGTAAAATGATGTTCGCCTAAATTCAAATAAAATTTTTCCCCGGCCTTCAATTCATTTTTAAGGGAAAGCATCGCGCTTTTAAATTCTTCTGTGCCCAGGGAGATTAATGCTTTTTGAAAATATACCTTCCGGAGGATCTCTGCATTGGCAAAAGAGGAAACCGTGAAAAACATCGCGAGATCCATCCGGGAACGTACCCATAGTTCATACCACATTTTATAGCGGTTGGTAAGGCTATCGATCCTGGCTTTGTTGCGTTGTTTCCGCGCTTTTATCAATTTTAACCTTAAATCACTTAATTCCATTCCCGCCTGCAGGGCAGCAAGTACCCTTTCGGGGTTCATTTCCTTCTCATAGTTCAGGATCCAGTCGTGCTCTCCGTCACCAACTCGCGGCATATCCGTTGTAACGGTCATTCCCAAAAAATAAGGGGAGTGGCCAAAAGCGGTGAAATCCCCTCGCAGGGCAGGAAACAGCTTCTTTAATTTTTCAAAATTGCAGTTCTTGGCTTCATCTATCACAAAATGCTGATAAGAGTTCCCCGCAAGGGATGTTGGCTGCGCCAGGGAACCAATGTTGAAAAAATGCCCGTTCCAGGTGGAAATAGTATGCTTGAACGTCATTGGGGGTTTGTAGGGTAATTCCCAACTTTTTGGAGGCCTTTCATCGGTAACAAAATGAACGCCTTCTTTCCATCCTTTTCGAAGCCAGCCCTCGATCATTGTGGGCGCTATGTTCCTCATGGCATTGTCGTAGGTATCGGCCACAAATGCTGTGTATGCCCGCGGCATATCAAAAACAATATCCATTGTACGCTCTGCTACTATATCACTTGTTTTTGCGGTTCCACGCCCGGCAATAAGATATAAATCTTTTGGGGAAACCAGATCTATGGTTTGTTTTGCCCAGGTACCAAATCGCAGCTCTGCGGCTTTATCGTTTTTAAGACTTTCGGGGATCTTCATTCTCTAGTGGAAATAAATTCATTGGCTCCAGGAGGGCTTCCTGCAGCGCCATTAATTTTACTTTTTCTGATACATCCGGAAGGGTCATGATAAAGTCCCTGAGCTCTTTCTTGGGTTGCGGCACTTTGCCCAGATCTTCCATTGATAAAGTGTAAATTTTGGAAGGTCTTTGAAAAGCTCCCTCGGGTACCGGTTCAGGATCTGGAAGATGTAAGCCTAAGGCAATCCCCATATCCTTGATCATATCGTTCACTTTCTTGGCATCTGAAACATCTTTAACGAGCAGCTGCGCAATGGCATAATTTTTATCCATTCGCTGCGCCAAAATATTCCTCCAGGCTTCTTTTGAAATATCGCTGTCGGCATAGAAATATTCCATTGCCTGATTGTAGGCTTTATTGGCTAAATACCTACTCAGACCTTCTACTTTGATCAAATGATTTACAATGGCATCTTTACTCCCATACCTGTCAATACGCAGGCTCATTCCCCGCACTTTGTCCATTAGGTCCAGGTAATCTATAATTTCCAGCGGGGCACGGCTGCGGTCGCCATTGTCCACAAAATCATAGATCGTGTCCAGATCAATGTCCTGGATAACTATATTTTTTATTGAATGGATTTTTTTCATAACATTGGGGAATTCCCCCTTCGGGGGTTAGGGGGCCTCTTCATCTTCAAGATTTTCCCCTCCAAAAAGGATCAGGTTTTTAAGGTTCTCAAGGCTTACCATTTCCCTGTTTTTCTGATAGATCTGCATCGCGGTGAGATTACCGACTTTGGCAGTTTCCAGGGCTTTCATATTTATATCGGCATCTGCCACCAGCTGACCTTTGTCATAATGAAAGCGTACCAAATGATTTGGCTTATGAAAAGCTGCCAAAAAATCGGCACGCGGAATGTCCAGGTACTTGGCTATTTGTGCCGGTGTGTAATTACAGGCCGCCAAATCTTCTATCTTTTCAAATTCCTCCTGGGAAAGTCGTACGTCTTCAATCATTTTTATAACCTAAAATATTACAACCCGCTTTTGGTTATTGTGATTATATACCCGCTCAATATTGTAGATGTATTCCTTGGCGCTGCCCTGCGGATTCATAAGCATTGGCGCAGCTGCTATCTTTTGTTTTAAAATTTCAAAATCACAAAGGCCTTTTTCTTTTAATTCCTGCAGGGCCTGAATAATGTAGCGGTCATTTCTGAATTTATAGCGAAAGAAAACATCCCTTGCCAGGGCTGCCATTTCCTTTGCAACTTCCAGATGCTTCACTTTTAATTCTCCATCCCTGAAAATCTCCATGGTATTCTTGCCGGTTTTCACTTTCCCATTCATTAAAAGTTCTATGGCAGCAGAATAAATCATTTCATATTCATTGATGAATTCCTGAAGCAACTTATAATCTAAGATTCCCAGGCTGATGTAACACTCCAGAAAATCTTTATTGCTCCATTTATCGCTGCGGCTGTTTAGCCTGGCAATTTGCCGTAAATCAAGTTTATCACATACCACGTAATAAACCGGAAGCTTCAACTTCAACGAAGTTTCAAAACGATGCTGACCATCTACGATCTTCAGCTCGTTATTATCTTCATAAACGATAATGGGGCAGTAGGGAAGAAGGTTCAATCCATTGTTAATGTCATCCACCAGCTTCTCAACTTTCTTTTTGTTGATAATGCGGTTTCCCGTAATGGTGGTAAATAAATTGTAGTTGTTTGTTTGTTGAATGTCCATTGTTATTTGTTTGCTGAATTAAACATTAATAGCTTTTAAACTTCCTCCAGTAGCAACCTGTCTGGCTCTTTCCGGCGCGAACAGATCCATCCTGAAATCATACAAGCCCTTGCAGTTTGCAAAGGTGTATTGTTCCATTGTTGCGTTATCGCTCCAGTTCCCGGATCCTTCTATCACGAAGTGATTTATCTCCCCTCCTTTGGAGGGGCAGGGGGAGGATTCTAAAAGGCACACTTTGGAATGGTTCCAACCGAACAACACATTTAAATTCCTGTTGGCAGCAGCTACGCTCAATAACAAATCAATGGTCATTGGGTTTCGCTTTATCATGCTGTCAGAAATTAAAAGAGTTATTTCGTCCACAAAACCCCGGCTGTGCAATTCCATTAACGCGCTGATCACTTTCCTGCTAATACTGTAAGTACTGGCATACAGCCTGCGCACTTTTGCGTATTTGCAAACGAAGGGGAGAAAAGTGAAGGCGTTAAACGAATTGTTCGTCTGCAGGAAAAAGAATTCTTCAGCACTTGGCAAGCGCTTCAGTTGTCCCTCCAGCTTATTCACATTCTCAAAGTGGGCCAGTAGATATTTACTTTCAAAATGGCGGGAAGGATCCTTCGCGGGGGAAGGATCCTTCAGGGTGGATATATCAAAATATCTATTGTTCGCCATTTAACTTAAATTTTGTTTCAAGCATATCCCTCTCCAGGATAAACATGTGCAGTGCGAGTGCAAATGCTTCTTTTTCCTTTCCGGACTTCATTTTTTTTAGGGTTTTCCTGTCCCTGGAGATATAAGTGCGAAGATTGTTCCTACGGTTCAGCGCTTCAAAACGATCGTATAAACAAATGTCCTGTGCCAGCTTTAATTTGCTCAGCTTGGGATGTTTCCCCAAAACTTCGCCGTGCTCCTCGTAATAATCCAGCTCTTCCCAAATTTGCCTGTTCAGTTCAAAACTGTGAACTGTTGTGGCCAATGTTTCAAACTCTATTTCAGCTCCCGTCCCGGCTTTCTTTGTAAGCTCCGGATGCAGTTTCTCAAACTTCCGAAATGCTGAAATTTTATCGGCAACCAATATTTTGAACTCGTCCGGACAATCATCTTTGTCCAGGAACGTATATTGATCGCGAAGGGGTTTTTCTAAGCCTGGGGAAACTTTTTTTTTGCCTCGGCAATAAAAGCTTTCAGGGTAGCTGCTTTTTGATCGACAGGATCTACTTCAGTTTCATTGGAAACTTCAGCGGCAAAAGATTTAATGGAATTGTATTTCTCTGTTTCCAAATCAAAATCAGCAAGCTTTTGTTTGAATTCTTCTGAAGGTCCTAATTCAATAATAACTTCCTCCTGGGCATCATCAATTCCACCTTCAGGGGTTAGGGGGCTTTCATCATTTGTCGAATCGTTTACGTCGATTTGATTAACCGAAATATGTTCTTTAACTTTTTCTGATAGCTCCTTG